GCCCATTAGACCACGAACATTATCCATTTCTAATTGAGCATCTTGTTCTAATTTCTTTGCGGCTTGAACTGTTTGTAAAGCCGTGATTTTCTTAGCCATAATTTTTTATTATTATTTGACAAAGATAAGTAATTTTGTTAAATTTTAATTCAATGATAAAAACATACATGAAGCCTAGGAAGATTAAGCCTAGAGCTATCAAAGTGCGTGAGTATAAAGTCAAGCCAATTGTCGTTAGACGTGAGGCTGTCGACAAAGACTTTCTAAAATACATCAAAGTTGTACGTGCTTGGGCTCGCCATAAGCACGGATTGAGCCTTGAAGACTTTGAGATGCTCTGCTACTTGTACTCCGAGCACGTATTTGATGCCAATCAGTTCGACCAGTACTGCCAAATCTTTGGATTTACTGAAAATAGACGCAGAGATTTGATGGAGAAAGGATTAATCATCCATTTTCGCAAGCCAGAGCCGGGCAAGCGTGCTATCTATGAGCTATCCCACCAAGCCAAGTCTATCATGCGTCAGGTATATGAGATGTTGCAGGGTCAAAAGCCCATTCCAAAGCTATCTGACATAAAGCCTAAAAACAATAAACCCCATCACTTTGCCACAAGGCAATATGACAGGGTCATTGGTAGACTTAATAAGGATTTTTAAAGCACCACCACCACATCTTTCTCTGTGATGACCGTATATAAGTCCTCATTTATGCGGATGGTGTGGCCAGCTGCACGATCAAAGTAGATAAATGAGCCTGGCTTGATGCCATCTACTAGCGAGCCTTGTGATACCACAGTTGCTTTCTTGTAGCGTAGCTCATTTACGTCCGATGCGGTCATGATTAACCCACCGGCTGATTTGGTCTCTTCCTCCATGGGCACTATTAAAATATTTTTACCGATAACTTTTAATCCCATTTTTTATTTTATTTAAGTGTTTAATGTATTTCTCATTCCAAATATTGCGAAAATTTTCGTCATTTTCATATTTATAGCAAAATTCTTCGAAATTATCAGGCCAATAACCCTTAAACTCGTAAGAACGCTCGTAGTAAAAATCAAATAAATTTTCCATTTGTAAATTGTAGTTAACATTGTAGCCAAAGCGTTACAAATTGATACGGTTTGGCTAACATATTATCTTATCATCAGAACTTGCAACTTTTTACAAGTTTCGTCAATAGTGTGCATTACTAATATACACTATTGGTTTGGATAATTATCATTTTCCTCGCCATATTGGTTTGGATTTTTAGCATTTGTTAACTTATAAGTTAACATTTTCTCAAATATCCGTAGTATTACTTCCGAATTTGGCACTATTTTGTTACGCAACTCGGAAAACTCATGCAATTGCACTTCTTATTGTGCAAAATGTGCAGATTATTGCACTTCTATTGTGCAAAAATTAACAAAATTGTAAATTATATCAATAACTTCCTCTTGCCGTTTTTACTAAAGGCATCAATTCGCAACCTAATACATCTAGTACGGCTTCTATATTTGATATGGTACTGTTTTTATCTTTGCTTTCCATATTATGTATTGTAACTCTTGATACTTTAGCTAAGTCTGCCAACTCTTGCTGTGAAATATTTAATTGTTTTCTTCTGTATTTAATAAATTCACTTATACAGGACATTCCATTTATTAAATTCCTAACTAAAGCAATTTTGTCATTAAGCCTAGATTCTTCTTTATTAACTTCTTTTTCAAGACCTTCTATTGCTTTGCCTTTGTACTTAATATGGTTAAACAATACACATCCAACTCTTTGGTAATATTGAATCCAAAAATGTTCCTTTATAACTAATTCACTTTCTTGGCATTCTTCAATTACATCAATCAAAGGAGCCAATCCCTCATCCCTTAGTTCAACAACCCAATGATTTACTGATTCATTGTGCGAATAGGTTAAATGTGATTTAGCTCTATTAATACCACTTGAGCTTTTTCCTATGTACCTATAGTCATCTGTCTTTGGACACCTAAGTCCATAAATTAAATATGTCTTTGTCATACTGTAAAGTTAAATATATTTTACAATATGTACAATATATTTTACTTTTTATTTAATGCATCCATCACATCCGACCAGTACTTATACCCACGGTCAGCACCCATAAATCCAAACACCTCACTACATACTTTCTTTGAAAATAAAATAGCTGTAGGGTATGCAACCTTGGTATCATCGCTCATTTTGCCTGATGTGTGAATCATAAAGTAATCAACCAAATCATCAGCCTTTTCTTTCGGTGTCATCATTACGCCCGGATGTTTGTTATGACAGTATCAGTAGATAGCAATGTCACAGCAACTGACACAGCATTCTTAACGCACTCCTTAGTCACCTTCGTCGGGTCAATGATACCTACGCTCATCATGTGGCAATATGCTCCATTTGCTACGTTTATACCTATGCCTTCTTTAGCTAACTTCTTATCACCATCAAAGTCTGAACTGAGCACGTCGATTCCTGCGTTAGCAAGTATCTTGATCATAGGTGACAGCATAGCTAGTTGTAATATCTCATCGCCTTTATTATCTACCTCAATAATTGAGGCGATATCTTTTAACGCCACGCCTCCACCTGGAAGGATGCCCTCTTCTAGTGCAGCTCTCACCGCACACACCGCATCGTCCACCCGATCCTTCTTCTCCTTCTGCTCAATGTCTGAGTTAGCACCCACCTTAATGATAGCCACGCCACCACCAAGATTAGCGATGCGTTCTTTTAAGAACTCTTTCTCGATAGCCTGCGTCTCCACAGCCATCTGCTCTTGTAACTCTTCTACTCTCTCATCCCCTGCTCCAACAGCATCGAAGATAATGGTATTGAACCGTGAGCTCACCACCTTGCCTGCTTGTCCGCAGTCGTCAATAGTGACCATCATCAAGTTGTCACCTGTCTGCTCCGAGAAGTACTTAGCACCCGTCGCAATAGCGATGTCCTGCATGATCTGATGACGCTTGTAGCCAAATGACGGAGGGATAATAGTGCTCACCTTTAAGCCCAACTTAATCTTGTTCACGTTGAGTGAGTTTAGCGAGTTCTCGTCCATCTCTCCAATGATTAGCAATGAATGTCTGCCTTGGTGAATAAACTCCAGGATAGGCAAGATGTCGTTAAGGTTTGTAATGGGCTGGTCAGTCACCAAGATATATGGCTTGTCTAGCACAGCCTCTTGCTTCTTGTGGTCTGTCACAAAGTACTTACTCGCAAAGCCTCTGTCTATCTTCATACCACTGACCACCTCAGCGTAAGTGTCAGATGTCTCCGATGCACCAACGGTCACCACCCCACTCAAGCCAACTTGATTGTACGCATCAGCAATGATCTTGCCAATCTCCGCGTCACCATTGGCCGAGATAGTCGCCACGTCCACCAACTTGTCTGATGTAATCTCAGTTGACATAGCCGTTAGCTCGTCAGCTACCTTAAGTGCTGCAGCCTGCACATCACGCAATACTTGTGTGGTGTTGTCTTCTGGTGTAAGCAAACCCATTGCTGCATGGATAATAGCCTGTGCCAGCACCATACTAGTCGTCGTCCCATCACCTGCAGAGTTAGCCGTCTTCTCAGATGCTTCCCTCATGATCATCACAGCCAAGTTCTCAGCTGGGTCCATTAAGTTAATTGCTTTGGCCACAGAAATGCCATCCTTCGTTACAACGATGCCCCCAACATGGTTCTCTGACTCAATAAGCACCGTGCGACCACGAGCCCCTAATGTTGAACCCACAGCATCTGCTATGGTATTAACACCCTTAATTAATTTCTGTCTGCCTTCATCTCCGAAGACGATGTCTTTTACTATCATTTTAGATTTTATTTGTTACAAATTTATATACAATTGTTACACCAAACAAGATTAATTGTCAAAATGACTGACAATGCAATCCCTCACAAACGAACTATCTGGTCCAACAAAACTAAAACTTGTCGATAGCCCATTCTTAGAGTTCTCCCATTCACGACACTGAATAGTGATTTTGTATTTGTCACCACTGTTCTTTTGTGGCAATCCCGAATTGATATAAGACAATAGTGACTCCGCACAGTCTAATAATTCGCATTCGTCAAATGCCAAATGTATAACTGGCTGACCAGCCTGCTTGATGTTTACTCTGATGAGTTTTAGGGGTTTGGAATTGTATAGTTTCATATTATATTTTATTATTTGTACAAATATAACAAAAACAAAACAAATGTACAATATGTAAACTTGCAAACTTTTTTGCCGTATTACGTAAATATATTTTTTTATTTTGAGCGTGTGAAATTTTTTTTACTTTTCTTATTTATTTTGTTCATTTTGTTCATAAAAGAATAAATACTTAATATAAATAACTAATAATCAATAAGTTAGAAGATTGTAGAAAAATACTTTTGTACATATTTTGTACACAAAGAAGTCATAATTGTGTACAAATGTAGAATCTGTACAAAATATAAGGTCAAAAAAAGACCCAAGTCTTAAAACTCAGGTCAATCTTTCAAAACCTAAAGGTCTTGACTACTTCTTCTTCATCTTCGGGAACACACCTTTCTTCTCCATCTTCTCTACCTTTTTGCCTTCCTTTTTCTCGTGTTTCATCATAGCAGCCTTCGAAGCGTACTTCTCTTTGCCACCATATTCTTTGATCATTTTTGCCATTGTTTGTTTGTTTTGTGAGACGCAAAGTTAAAAAGAATATTAGATAAATATGGGTTGAGGGCAACACCCCCATCTCAGCCGACCGGGCCCCAAAGGAAAACGCTCCTGATCGAGGTACGGGGGGTACGATTTGGGAAAATTTCCGTAGATTTTTTGGCTTTTTTAGGTGCCATGGGTCACGGAGACGGGCTCCGCTCGTTTGGGTCCGCTCTGTCCTCTGTCCGTTACGATTTCGCACGACTCGACACAAACAAAAACAAAAAGCGTTTGAGGTGTACGCACTGACTCCGTTACCCACCGCCACAAATCCCGCACGATTTCAAACGCTCAATTTTTTTCACGCACTCGACTACATACGCCAAAATATTTTCAAGACAAAACACGTCAATACGCTGTAATTAGCCATATTTTAAAAATATCGTAAAAAACTATTAATTTTTTTTTACTATTTGTATTGTTTATTCAAATCCTTTTTTGTTACTTTACAAAAGAAATCAAACACACCTTATAAACAATTGTAAAAAATGGAAACGCAATTTAAAAAAGTAGCTAAATTATTATCTAAAGGTAATTCAAACGCAAAAACTGCAAAAAACTTTTTGGAAACGTATATTTTGTACCTTTCCCCGTTTACTAAAAACGCAAGAGGCGTGAACGTTTGCCCGTGGGCTTCTAATGGGTGCGTATTTGCGTGCTTGGATACCGCTGGAATGGGTATATTTTCAAACGTCCAGGAGGCCCGCATAAATAAAACAAATTATTATCTATTTGATAAAACAAATTTTAGCTTGCAATTAGTCAAGGAATTAAGAAACATAAACAAACGGGCACAAAATACGGGGCAAAAGGTAGCAATTAGACTAAACGGAACTAGTGACCTGGACTTCGTGGCAATTCTTAAAAATCGTACTGGCGTGGATATCATTGAAGATTTTTCAAACCTGGAATATTACGACTACACAAAAAGCCTAACAAAAGCCCAAAAATACGCAAATAGTGACCGCTACACTCTTACATTTTCACGCTCTGAAACAAACGAAGCGGAATGCATTGAGGCCCTAAAATTAGGCTTTAATGTATCTGTAGTATTTGACCACAAAAAACAATTGCCTACGGAATTTTTAGGACGTCCAGTAATTGACGGAGACGAAGCCGACGATTTAATGATAACTAATAAGGGAGTAATATTAGGACTTAAGGCAAAAGGACGGGCCAAAAAAGATACGACGGGCTTCGTAGTAAAGTAATTTTCAAACGGTCCAGGCTTCACCACCTGGACCACAAACAAAAATAAAAATGGATACATATATTTTTAACGCCTATTATTTTGGAGGCGAAAAAAAAGAAATTACAGTCAAGGCAAATAGTAGATTTTCTGCATATGGGAAAGCTACAGTAATGGCCCTAAAGTTTAGTAATAATTTAGATCTAATTGAATTAGAAAAATCTATTTATCATTGTTAATATGCAAACATACTACAGACTTTACGCAAAATTTGAGGGCCAAAAAAGATTCAAGCCCTTAGATATGGCGACGGGTACACAAGTGACAAACTTAATTCACGCCACGATGATACCCGAATTTAATTTAGGTATTCTTAAACAGATAATAAAGGACAATTCAGAAACGCAATTTAAAATAATTAAAATCAAATAGCATGCAAAAGACTTTCAAGCTAGGGCCATTAGAGGGCAAGTACAAGGTACAAATTAGCAAAAAATCAAAGGTAAATATTGCAACGGATACAGAGGAAATAAATTTTTACTTTGCTAATCCCAGGTATGCAAATGCAGAAGAGGAATATTTAACAAACTTTTTAGAGTATCGCTTATGTTTAAGCAAAGCGAATGAAATTAAAAACTACATTTTATCAAACGTATGCACACTACAATAATTGACCGCAAAGATTTAACAGAACGCAAGGACGGAATGTTAGTTAAGGAATGGGAACGGGGAGACGTTACTCTTTACATGCACCTAGCAAAACTAGACGGAATGTATAGCGATATATGCACGCTCCAGGTGACGGACTTAGGCAATGGAGAAAAAGAATATAACTACGCAAATACTTCACGTCCTATAGTGTCCCCATTAGACCCAATTCAATTTTTAAATAAATATATAATCCCTTATTATCATGGCACGCAAATCATTTAAGACCGCAGGGTATACCCTGTATTTAACCACCTCAATAGGTGGCCTAATCAAATCCCAATTAGTGGACAAACTAACAAGGGAAGAAGTTGAGCAAAAATACTTTACCTCCATGGGTGACGAGCTCGAAGATTATCTTACCTCAATTGGGGTGAGTGTGACAAAAGTACAAGACTATTTAAACGCAATTTAAGATGGCAAATGTATGTCTAAATTTTATTCAAGCATTCGGGGAGTCGAACGCTCTTAGTGTATTAAAAAATTATTTATTAAGTACAAATGATGCGGAGGTATGTGAAGTAGATGAGATTCGAGAAATTGAAGAATCGTATTTTGTAGGATTTACAGTAGAATCCAGGTGGGCTCCTCCTGTAGATTGGTTACAAGAAGTAAGCAAGAAGCATTCAGGCGTACTAATTGAATGCGAGTACGAAGAATGTAGTTCTGATATATGGGGCAAGTTTGGGTTTAGAGATGGCGAACTTTTATTTGCAATGGAATTACCATACCTGGAAGGAAAACACAAGTCTATGGACTGGTTTGAGTTCATTGAATGCGAGGTAATGAATAGGCTTGATGAAGAAATTTCTTTAGAAGAGTTTTTAGAGGATTTTAGTTTCTGTAATGAATATGAATTAAATCAATTAAAAGAAATCTACAATGGGACTAACTAAGAACGAAGACATTTGGTCTTGCTACGAATGCGGGGAATTTCAAGGTCGACATGACCTTTGGTTTGATGGTGACATCTGTGAAAAATGCAATGCATTTAACGGAATGCAAATTAGAATTGAGGCCATGTATTTAGATTGGCTCAATAACTTTATCACCTTGCAAGCATTCGCTGATTACTATGAGATTAGCGATTTCAAAGCACTTAGAATTATATCAATTGGTAAACGTATTAATGAATTAAAATATGAAACGAATACTTGTAGCTTGTGAAGAAAGTCAAGCAATCACAAAAGAGTTAAGAGCCCTAGGCCACAAGGCATTCAGTTGTGACCTATTGCCTTGCTCGGGTGGTCATCCTGAATGGCACTTGCAAGCTGATGTGTTTGAGGTAATTAAATTAGGATGGGATATTATGATTGCCCACCCACCATGTACGTTCCTATCTGCTAGTGGTGCAGGATGGTTGTATCATCCCGATGATAAACATTTGCCAACCCAGGAGAGAAGGCCACATCCTAAATATCCTAATCGCATCAAGGATAGAGATGATGCGGTAGCGTTTGCCAAGAGATTATATGAAGCTGACATCCCTTGCATTGCAATCGAGAATCCAATTGGCTCTTTGTCTAGTCAATGGCGTAAGCCCGATCAAATTGTACAGCCATGGATGTTTGGTGACAAAGCAAGCAAGTCTACTTGCTTTTGGTTGAAAGGTCTACCTAAACTGGTTCCTACTGATATAGTATATAAGGGCGAATTCTTTGAGTTTACCACTAAGAAGGGCGAAATAAAAAAACAACCTATGTGGTACTACAAAGCATTGAGCGAAGCCAAAACACCTGAGCAACGCAGAACATTACGCAGTAAAACTTTTCAAGGAATGGCCAAGGCCATCGCTAAACAATGGAGCAAATGACATACAACGAATGGTGTGAGTATGCCCAGTTCGGGCAGGCTTGCGAATACGATAATCAAATCTTACAATTTGTGGAGCAGTATAATAATGCAAAGCATCAGCAATTTTTAGACCAACAAAATAATGACAGAGCAAATAGACAAGTTCAGGGAGTTACTAATTTCTGGCACGAAAGGGGGGGCATTCTACCTACCGACCGCAACCAAACGTACGGTGCAAATGAAGTTTACACGAGACCCGATCACCAAGAAGTATATTCTTCAGTGCTACGATGGTAGCGATTGGTTGTGGACTAGTTACGATAATATAAGTAAGAATTTAATCAGAGACTTTGATGAGATTGTCTCGCAATATACAGAGCTTTGAAAAAGACTATAGAATTAATTTTAATCATGCTAACATGGGTTATTGTATTAGCCCTAGCAATTTACGGAAACACAATATGAATTCATTATATAAAATTTCTTATGGGCTCTTTGCCCTTGCAGTCATCTCGGGTTTGCTCACATACCTGGTTGCTACATTCTTATTCTTCACGGTTGCCGTCTTAGTTTTAGCCATGGCGGTTGCAATAGATGACACAGATGAAGAACGCTAGATTATTCTTAGTCCTACTTGGTTTGTTTTGGGCTTACATTATTTACTTTTTAATTACAATACTAATATGATAACAGACGTTGACGCAATGGACGTAATAGCACGCAAGGTGTGCTATCGTCACAGAATTAGAAAGAAAGACATCTTTCTTAATACCAGATTTCACCCTGTGGTAAGGGCCCGACAACATTTTTACTTTTTGTTGCACGAGGCAGGCTTTAAAATATCTGAGATACAAAGATATTGTGAGCGTTACGGTTATCCAGTTGAGCATGCCACAGTTATCTATGGCATCAAGAAGATGAAGGAGTACGAACAAGAACTAATCAAGGCAGGTAAAAAGAATTTAGTCACTGGTTTATCATTAATTGAGCAGAGACAAGAAGAGCGTGCCATTAAACAAATGCAATTAGATGGAGAATGAGAAGTTTAACTGCAAGGAGGTCTCAGAGATTGCCTTCAGACAATTTATTATTGGTGCTATCATTGGTGTATCAGGTACACTAAGTGCACTGCTTTGTGTGTACATTTTAATTAGACTATCATGACAAAGAAACAAACGGCAGTACAATGGCTAGTAGATAATATACTAGTAAAGATTGAGGACCACTTTAATGAGGACTTTATATTTGATTTAAGTCAGCCTCCTAAAATCAGATATTACAATGCATTTATCGATTCAACTGATTTATTCGAATATGTTAATAAAGCAATTGAAATGGAGAAAGAGCAAACGATAGAATTTGCTATGCACCTGCATAAGGTAGACATGAGTAAAACAGGTACAGATATTCTTATGGATGAAGCAGAACAATACTATAACAAAACATATGGAAAGATATAGAATAATAGAAACCAAAATACCAGTGTTATCCCAAAACACACAGGGAATTGCAAATTTTGTACCCGAAATTGAATATGAATCAACTTATCATGTGCAAGAATTAGTAATAGAAAAATTTTTATGGATGACATTTAAAAGATGGTATGCAGTTCAATTTTATAGAGTATACGGATCTACCGAAGGGACAAGATTCAAATCTATTGAAGTAGCAAAGAAACATATTGAATTCAGAGAAAAGAAAATAGAAAGAAAAGTTGTATGCAAAGAATAGCTAGATCCCGAGAAGGATTCGAGGAGTCCAACACGGCATGCCCATGGTGTGGGCACGATCACGATGTGAATGTCTTGCGTAAGATATTCGAACGCTCAAACAATGTGTGCACGATGCACACTACCTGCGATGAGTGTGATAAGCGTGTGCGGTTGCAACGCCACAAGTTAGGTCATTTCACCTTTTACAAATACATTGACTACAAAAAGAGACGTTTAATTAAATCTGGTCATGTGCCAGTACTACGCAATGGGACGCAAGATTACGCCTGATGGACTATTGTCCAAGACACGCAGACACCTTCGACAGAGAGGGTTGCGGTACGCAAGTGTAGTAGGTGGTAAGAAT